AAAAGAAAAAGTCTCTCACTCTGGGTTTCTGCCATACCTAATAAAACAAACTGTAATCCTAAAGATTTCAGTTTCCAGTCATGATAATTTTTTCCTTTTCTTCTAACTAAATCCATTGCATAATCAAGAGTTGACTTTTCTTCTTGGTTAGTTAAATTTTTATCTTTTTTGTCTGCCATAATAATCACTTTCCAGAATTCATTTCTTCTTTTAAATTTTTAATCAGGGTTGGAGCTATTAAATGAAACTCCTTCCCAGTAAAAAAGTTACTTTTTATCCTGTTACAAATAAGACAACACTTGCAAATGTTGTCAATAGAATATCCTTTACTATTGTCAACTCTATCAATAGTTAATCGTTTTAATTCTTTTTGTCTCTTCCCATAGAATCTTTTAAATCTTTTGACTAACCAACTTTTTCCTTTGTAATTAGTAAGAAATTCTTTAATTTCTATAGTTTCCTTTAGTGTACTTTTACAGTAATCACAAATATCATCAGTAGTTTCCCACCAATATTTAAAAGCTTCAGGTGTTAAACTGAAATCGATTCCTCTTCTTTTTGCACTTCTTTTTATAAGTTGCAATATTCCTTTTGCTGATTGATAATATTTTTTAAGAGCTTCAGCGTTTTTTGTTATTAACTCTTTTGGTTTTTTAGTTATTGTCCTTTTGCCTTTTTTGGAGTTCCTATATTTTTTTCGTTTTTTGTGACCATTTTCACTTTTCGATTTTGACATATACTCCACCACGGAAAGTTTTTGACTTTCCATATTGTAATCATAAATCATATAGTCATAAATTTTATAACCATAAATCATTTATGATAATAAGTTTTCATAATTGTAAGTAAAAATATTTATTTTTTTAAACAGGTAACGATAGCTGCTTTGAAGAGCAGCTATCGTTACAAGTTTTTTTCTAAGAAAGAAAGAAAAGAAGCAAAAGAAAGAAAGAATATATATTAATATTATTAGTATTAAGTAATAATATATATACTACGTATATATATTATTACATTAAGGGACAAATTTTTCTGTTTATCTTATGGATCTACTCTTTATGAAATATATTTACTACTTCATATAGCATAATAATACAAAAATTTACTCCTAAATGCATTTATCAACATAACATATGGATACCACGTTGAGAGGAGGAGTTTGCAGAAAGTAGTGGATTGTGTTACTTTCTGCAAACTGTTGCTTATGATTTTCAATTATCTGCATTGAAATTTCAGCGTGTTACTATTATCAAAAATAAACATATTGGATGATTCATCACCAGTGTTATATGTAACTTTTGGTTTTTCTTCAAATCTTCCAATCCAACCGTCCGAAGATAAAATCTTTTGTAAATTGCTTTTAAAAGATGCTGATCCTTTAAAATCTTTATATGCAGTAGCAACTACTGTAAGACGGTCTTCTTCATAAAGATACTCATACTCACTTACTGCAAAATCTATAGTGAGACAATTTCTTTCTTGTATAAAACTCTCAACACACTCTGAACCACTGATGGTATAAAAAATTTTTGTACCTCTTTGTAGTGAATCACGTTTTAGATCTAAGAGTTTGCTATAATCTAAACAAAAGATAGTTACAGTGTTATTCTCTACTTCAGAACCAAGATTTATTGTATCTTCAGTTCTATCTTTGACTATCCTCTTGTTGTATGTTTCAATTTCAAAAGTTCCAGTAAGTTTTAATTTTAACTTATTCATTATTTTTGTCCTCTTTCATCAAGATGGTTACAATTGTTTCTACTGTGTCATCAATTTTTAAATTTTTTTCTATCTTGTATTTGAAATTTTCCCTTTTCAAATAGTAAATTAGGGATTCAAGTACATCTTCTCCTGTTATGTTTGGATGTATTCTTTTCATATGTGATTCCATCATACCAAATCTGATATGTGCTCCACAAATGGAACATGTTTCACAACAAGGTACACAGTGAACCATTGCTCCACCAGATCTGTGACATGGACAGCTACATTCTTCAGGTTCTATACAATCTCCTGGTAACATTTGTTTTACCTCCTAACAAATTAAGTCCAAAGAAATTTTGTAAACTTGCCGATATAAAAAGTAAGGGAGCAAGTACGTGGGTAGTGCTATGTATTTACATCAAACTTATTATATTCAATAAAAAATGGGTTGTTTTTTATATTATTGTTTAAGGTTTTAAGTATTTTGTTATTTATACTTAAAAATTATAGTAGATGAACATAAATATTCTTTTGCCTTACTCATAGACTTATCCACTGACCTTTTATTAAATGCGGATAGATAATTAAAATGAGCTAAATAAAAGCCCCAAACAACTTGATATACGTAAGATAAGAGGGAAATTAGGAAAGAATAACACATGAAAAAAGAGTCTAATTGTGGAAAAATTGAACAAGATTGTTCAGAATATGACAATAAAATTTGGAAAACTATAAAGAGACACCCAGACTATTTAGAGGAGATAGAAAATGAAACCTAATTATAATTATCCAATTAGAGTTTATGTCACTATAGATGCTGAAAAAGGTAGTGGTATAGTAAATAATCTTGAAGAATACTTAGTAGTAAGTATGAAGGAAGATTATGATGGTGCAAAATTTTATATAGTGAGTAGTGAAGTTACTCAAGCATCTTCAAAGAACCTAAAAGCTGCAATATTGAAATGTATGGCAAGTACAATAATAATAAAGGAAAGTTCAACCATTGAATTCTGATGTTCAACCTATTTGGAACAAGAAAGAGATAAATTATGGAACAAAAGATATTAGGAAACAAGATAAAAATAGAAATAGGAGATCGTTTTTGTTTTTTTCAACTTATGAATTATACTGCTCACTCTCACAAGTTGAGAATGATAGGTAGAGATGGAAAACCTGATATTTGTCATATCTGCAAAAAGATTGTAGAGCCTGAGTGTCAGATATATTTAGTCTGTAATAATTACCTCTGGTTTCCAAATTGTGTTGTTCATAAAAGCTGTATTGATGGAAAATCTTTTGATGAAATATTTAACTTTTTGACAGAGGATTTTAATAAAGCTAAAGAATTTGAACATTGGTTCAAATAAATGAATTTATCGATTGAATTTCTCTTAATTGCCGATAAGTAATTAAGGGGGTAAACAAAATGAAAGAATTAACTGAGAAGGAAATAAATGAATTAAAAGAACAGGAAGAAAAGGAATTTCTGGATTGGTTAGATTCTCTTAGGTTTTGTTACACCTTTAAATAAGGGGGGATATAATGAAAAAAAGAAACAGCATCATCTTAAAAGTTATGGATGAAGTTGTTGATAGGTGTTCCTCTGATGAAGGACTTGAGACAAATGAAATAAGCAGGGAGTTTGTTGAAAGTGTTGTAGATTCATTCAAAGCTGAAATGGTAGATGAGGTTATCAATCGTTTTAAAAATTATGGGTGGATTATAGAAGGGGAAACAAAATGAAATTAGGGGATCAGATAAAAATCAGAGTTCCTAATTCTTATAAGTATTCTTATCATGCTAAAATGGTTCTTGTTGGTAAAATTACTAAAGTCAACAAGAAATCTTATGAAGTATCTGTTCATTTCGGTAATGGTGATTTTTTATGTGTACTGGTAGATAGAAAAGAATATAAACCAGATGAAATTGCCAAGGGCAGATAAGGAGAATAAAATGACTATTCAAACTTATGTATTTAGGTTGGAAACCCTAAATGAACATGGTGATGAAGTTCATTTTTTCAAAAACATAAAAGCCGAATCCAAGAATGAAGCCTGGGATCTTATTTTTAAAGATTACTCTCCCGATGATTATTTTATTAAGCTGAAAGATGTTTTATTTCCTGGGAATCCTGGATATATGAATCTTGATAAATTCAAAGCTTTGGTTTACAAGCACGATGGAGATGTTAAATGTAATTCTTGTCGTAATATTCTTGAACCAAACTTCACTATGTATTTACATTCAGATGGATTAGCTGATAATGAAAATGATAAATGGTGGGTTTATATTGTATGTCCTTATTGTGGATACCAGAACAGTTTCAAAAAGGTTATTAAACAAATTCAAAATAACACTCTTTTGAAAGCTTTGGGTTTATAATGATAAATCATTATTATAAATTATTATTAGAAGATATTGAAAAGTTAAAGGATACATGTATAAATGTTATTTCTGAGCCTGAAATTGCAAAAAAATATCAAGGATGGATTGATCAATTTAAAGCTGGTAAAATAACTGATAAGGCATTTATTAGGTGGTTAGATATTTTAGCAGACTATTGGGGGCCTAAAGATAGATCATATTCCCAATATATTAAGTCACTTTTTAATCAAAAGGAGGGTTAAGAAATGAAACGGTGTATACTTTCATTATTGGTAATTGTTTTATTGGTAGCAGCTTTCGCTGGGTGTGCCCATAAACCTGTAGAACTCAATACACTTATGATCGAATATCCTGTTAAAGGACATGTTGTTGAGGTAGATGGAAAAAAATCATATCTCCTAAATTACAAGTCCCTTAACAATCTTCTTCAGATGAAAGATCAACCTTATTTTTCCAGGAGAGTTATTGAGGAAGAATTAAAAAGGAGGTAAATATGCCTTTGAAGTGTTTAGTATCTAACCCTTCAGATTTTGAGGGTTTTAGCTATGTTTTTAATTCTCTGGAAGGTGCTATGTCCTCTGTTTCTGCTTTTGATATTCTACAACATAAAACTGGAATAAATTTTTCTTTTTATAACAAAAGCAAGGGTAGAAAATTTGATGTTTATATCGAATGCTTCTGTAGGGGAAAATTTTCTCTTGAGATTGAGACAAAAGGTGCCGTATTAAATTTAGATAATACCTATGGGAGCACTATGGGGGGAACTATTATAGCTACCCCAGTACAAATTACACTTCTTCTGGTAAAGCTTTGTGAGGAAGAAAAAGATGTCCTCTTCTATCTTTGAACAAACAGGGTGGAAAAGACCTTATTCCAGACAGATTTGTCAGGAACATGATATACTGTTAAAAATCACAGAATATTCATATGATTTGAATAATGAAGAGTTTGTTAAGTATTTTATTTCAAGAACTGGTATATTGATACTTAAAGAAGATAGGTCAGACATATCTTATTTTACATTGGCATTTCCTTTTGACCAGGTTAAAGAGTGGTTATTATATTCTCCAAATTATATTCGACTCGATGGTCAACCAGTAGACCAACATAGTAGGGAGATTGATGTTGAAATAAACAGACTAATACGGGGACGATTACAAGACTGTTGGGAACTCTGGATAACCGATCAAAATAATGAATAATGTCGATAAGTAATTAGGAGGGAAAATAAAATGAAAAAACAACCTGAACAACAGCTTGGAGAGATTAGATCTCACTGGGTAGGATCTCCTATGAAAGGTTATGTTATTTTCCATGTAGATATTAACTATCAGACATTATGTCAGAACTTAGTGACTTTGCGTGATGATATTGATGAGAGTTTTTATGATTTTGATCTTCCACGGGCTGAAGCTATTGATCTTTTGACAAGGTTGAATCAACATATTTATATAATTCTTCATATGGCAAAGAACGGAACTAACGAAGAGGGTATTTGCTATAATGAGAAGCTTTTTAGGGAAGATTTATGCAAACTGTATGAAATTAGAGGTAGACTCCTAATAGAAAAGGAAAGGAACCTCTTATGAAAAAAGGAACATGGCCCAAGAAGAAAGATATGTTGAAAGTTACTGTGAATGTTACTCCTGAATTTGCAGAGGAATTGAAAAAATGTGTACATTTGAAACATATTATGGAAGGGTTATCTCCAATAGATCCTATGAATATTTTAGGTTTTTATGTTGCAAAAGCTTTATATAAGAAAAAATCAAGTATAAGTCTTAGGACTTATAAGGAAAGTGGAAATCCAAATGGATAATATAACCCTTGTGTTTCCTACATCAAATCACAATTATTGTATTGATTTAAACTCTAATAGTGCTGTTTTAAAGATTAAATTCAAAAAATTTATGTATGATGAGAACAGGAAACTATCAGCAGATAGTTTATTTCTTCAAGGGATATCAAATGACTGGACTCGATTTGAATATTGGGGAGGGAGTGAAGAGTATATCTTAAATCTTACTGATAGGGTAGCCCAGGAATTAGGTTTACCCACAAATCTTATGTAAGGGGGATAAAAAATGCCTAAGTCATCAGAAAAACCCAGAAAGATGCATCTTATTACCCTGAATCCCAAAGTGGATTCTTACTGTCACATTGTTGGAAAATTCAAGGATCACTTGAATAAAACCAGCAGAAAGTTGGAAGCCCTCAATGATATCAACTATACCTACAGGTATTATGTCAAGAACAGGATAGATTTCGGGACGAAGTTGAGACGGGCTTATTTACATTTTACACTTAATTGTGCATAACCCCACCTGTAATAACGGTTATGATATATGGTTTCCTCATTCCATAAAAATGAGGTCGGGGGAGTAACTCAAGGTTTCTCCCAGTTTTCCAAGTAACTTGTAATGGGTGAAAAAAAACTGGGATGGTTTTTGAAAGATTGATCATTTTTTCCAGAAGTGCCGATAAGTAAATAGGGGGTGAAAAAAATGGGATCAAAATCAAAATTAACTGATTTTTTACAAGATAAGTTGATTAATTGGTTAAATGGTTTATATCTCTTACTTTACTCTTCGGATCATGAGATTTTGGCTTGGGAACTTGAGAAATTTAATTCTGGTCTTGTGTATTTGATGGAGAATCTCAATTTTATTCCCAGGCGTATAAGATTTTCAGAAAAATTTGAAAGATTTCCTCAAAATGAAATTCCAAAAGTGATAACTTCTGGGGATATAAAAACTTTGGGTTTATATTCACTTAAAGAAATATTGACAGAAATAAAACCAAATAATTCTCTTGTTTTACAAGGACGAAAAGTAAAAAGTTATACCAAGAAGATGTTATTATTTTATAATGATCAGACTTGTGTTTGTTGTGGAAAAAAAGGGGTAGTTTTTGCGTTACAAATACATAAATCCAAAAAAACAGGGGAAGAAGAGGGGAGTCCTTTTTTAACATTGTGTAGATATTCTAATAGAGGTAATTTAGTGCCTATGACAATTGACCATATAATTCCTAAATCAATTGGGGGGCCTGATAAATTTAGTAACTACCAGTTGATGTGTGAAAATTGTAATAAACTTAAAGGGAGTTTAATACAAACAAAATATTTCACAGAGAAATCTTGGAAAACTGTTGAAGAGAAAAATTTAGCACCAGCTATTTTAGAGGATGCTTTACATTTTGTAAAGGAACAATTTAGGTTGATACATAAAACTATTGATAAGGAGAAATATGCTAAAGAAGGTATTTAGTTTTATAGGTTTAGGAATTCTTTTAATATTAGTTGTTTGGGGGGTTCATACTATATATTGTATGAAAGAAGTTCCTCCCACTATTCAGGAAATTTTAATAAGATTATCTTTGGAGGAAAGTGGTATGGATAAAATTCAATTTCAAACTCAGTTGAAAATACAAGCTATTCAAGCCCAGATAGAGGCATCGAAAGCACATATACAATTTTGGTCAGCTAATCTACATGTTGATCCTAATAAATGTGAACCCAGAAAGACTCAAGTGGAGATTATGCAGATTATTAGTAATCATGTAGGAATTATTAATGATTGTGCTGAACAGATAAAAGAAATATCTTATGAATACCAAAAACAATACGAAAAGGAATGTAGAGAATTTGAGGATATGATGGGAGATTTGAGGGTAAAAAGATAATCGATCATTTTTTTAATTTATGCCGATAAGTAATTAAGAGCGAAAATTAAACCAAAAATGGAGGGTTTAACAATGGAACTCAGGCAAAGAAAAGAAAATCTGATCAAGCATTTATTTTCCCAGGCAGGAACCAGGATCTTTGCAGTGAATTTTACCAAAAAGACCAATGGGGAACTCAGGACTATGAGAGCACGATTACACGTAAAACCCAAATATAAATTGGAACCTGAGACCAATCCTGATACTGATAGAAGGACTACAAAATTCAGAAAAAAACAGGATGAGAAGAGTGGAACAATGACAGTTTACGAAATGAAGGGGAGGAAGAGTGACTTCAGGAAAATAACTCTGGCAAACGTGAACTGGGTTCAGATTGATGGAGTTAGATTCTACTTCGGAACCGATTATCTCCCCAAAACTGAGAAAAAAGACTTCAGCGAAGCTTATTGGTAAGGAGAAGATATGAGATCTGATAAGTGGCCCATTGAAATAGATAATAAGAAGTACCTGGTTGATCGAACCTTTGGGGGTGATCCTGTTGTTTATGGGAAAGAAGATATACATTTTGTACAGGCAGCAGTGGATACTCTAACATATACCCAGGATGATGACCTGGTTATTATTGTGGCAAGAAAAGTTAAATAGGGGGAAACATGTTCTGGACTCGGATTGATTCAATGGCATTCAGTATTTTTCTTAGAAAGAGGCTTGTTGATGTGGATCTTGAAACTAAAGATCTAAAAGATTATGATATAATAGCATTTATGAATAATTTTGAACTGATCCCATATCCAGCAAAAGATGTGGGTGGTCTTCCTATCAATGAATTTTCTGATATTGCTGATAAGAGAGAGGCTTATGAAGAAGCTCTTCGTATTTGTAAACTTATTAAGGATTATGAAAAAGATCACATGAGTAATCCATCTACAATAGATGGGTTTCCACCTGAAAAGAAAGGGAAAGAGGATGCCAAAAAGGGATAAAGATTTACAAAAGTGTCTTGATTGGGATAATAACCTTTGTGACATCTCTAATGAGCTTCATGAGATAGCTTGGGAACTTGGTCAACTCTCCGAAGCCTTTTATATTACAGGTAATTCTGAGATGGGTGTTAAAATGTTTGAGTATGGTATGGAAATACAAAAACTTGGTGAGAGAGTCCGTAAAGCTATGGGTGACAAAATTGATCATGATCTTAAGAAGAGCCAGGAAGGTTTGGCTTTCACTCTTAAAGCTGTACTTAACTCTATTATTCCAAAGGAAGAAAATGATGAAAAGGAAACGAACATTTCCTAAGGTATTTAAGGTAGCTAATAGTTGGAGAGAATGTTATGTTTATATGGACAATACTCTCAAAGTACCACAATATACAAAAATGGTATTACCTGTTGAGATAAGATCTATCCTTGACATAGCAGCAGCTATACATGAATCTTATCATTTTGCTTTAAGACACAAGACTACTCATAGATGTAATGATGTCTTTTATTTTAATAAAGGAAATTATAGATATAGTATTACAACAGCATATAAATATTACAAAAATGAGGTAGATGCTTGGACACATACTTTAAAGTGTATTAAAAGTAAATATCATAAGATTCTCTTAGAGGTTTCTGCATCATGTCTTGTTCATTGTCCAAAGGGACAAGATTTTACGAGATTATTGAAGTATATAAGAAAAGCTTTTAAAAGAGATCTTAATTATCATGGTAATAGAATAAATTGGTTTATAAATCTTCTAACAGATATAAAGGAGTATCCACGTAAAAATCTTAAGTTGAATAGTAAGATTGATCATGAATATGGTATAGCTATTTCGGGGAGAAGGGAAGAAAAAATAAATAAAAATATATATAAGGAGTTACATGTTTATGCTCCTAAGCTCCCCCGTTTGAATTTTCCTCTTAAAATAAATGATACAAATTATCATGTGTAATACGTTATAGTATAGAAAGGGGAAAGCTGTAGGTTTTTGAGTAAGTATAAGTGTGAGGGTTATGGAAGAACTATTTGTATATATTAAGTTTATAGACTATTATAAACTGAAGATAAAAGCCGAAACAGATGTTTTGAATTACTTCAAGACAAATCTTGTAGCTACAAACAGTAAACCTTATAAGGTTAAGAAAAAGGGTAAAACTGTTTTAAAGACAAGATACACTAAAGTTCCAGTTTTTACTGAGGTCGAAGATAGTATTGTGGTTGATGCTGGTCTTATAGACTATATTGCCTCTTTCCTATCCTACCTATCTAAACGTGGTGTAAGGGTAAATCTAAATCTAAACTTACCAAAATTAGATCCTATAGTAATAAGTGACAGATGGATAAAAATCCTAAACAACCCTGATTATGAATATCAATCTTTCTGTGTAAACAATCTTGTAAGGTATTATGGTGGTATAGCTGACCTATTTACAAGTGCTGGGAAGACGGAAATGATGTTATCTATTGCAGAGTGTTGTGATATGAAATCTGTTATTCTGGTGCCTAATACAAAAGCAGGGATACCTAATATTGTAAATAGGGCTAAGAAATATGGTATAGATATTTCAAGTGTTATAGATACAAAAGCGAAGATTAATGTTATAAATCCTATAGGATTGTTAAACTCAGGAGTATCTAAGAATGAAAATATATTAAAATATCTTAATGGGATAGAAATGTGTATAACAGATGAGGGACACCATCTCTCAGCTACTTCTTATAGGCAGTTTTTTGATATGATGCCAAATGTCAAAAGAAGTTATGCATTTTCAGCTACCCCAGATGTAAGCAAAGGGATGCTTTATTCAGTAGTAGAAACAGGTATTCCACAATTATCTTTTAATCAGACAAAAATAATGGGGTTGAGTGGATCAGTAAAGGCACGAGTAGAGTCCCCCATTGAAGCTATCTTGGTTAAAGTTTTTTGTGATACTGGATATGTTCCACCTGAAGAGTGGTCGTGGATGACTGCCCTTAATGAATTTACGAGTTCTATGGATCTGGCAAAGATGATCCAGAAACTATTGAATAATAAGTTTCCCCAGGTTAAATTCTATGTTCCCATTTTTAAGGCAGAAATGGGGATAGAATTATATAATAACTTAAACAGATTAGGAATCCCGTGTGTATTTTGGAGTTCTAAAAAGATATTACCAAAGGAGGTGAAGGTATCTAAAAAAGCAGAGTTAGATTGTATATCTGATGCTATGACTTATGGGAATTATAGAGTTTTGATCTCTACTACTGTTTCTTTTGAGATTGTTGATATAAAAGCCCTGGGTGGTATTATTCCACTTTATGGGAGTAATTATAGAATGACAGTACAACCAATAGGCAGAGCAGCAAGAGGAAGAAAAGTTATCATTGTACTTTTCTATGATAGTAGTAATAGTCTAATCTTATCCCAGATGAAAAAGAGACGGGTAAATATAGAGAGTACCTACAACATAGTAGATAAGATGGACATTAGAATTTGAGGAGGTTAGTGTGAGTGAAGTTGTGTTTGCAAGTAGTTTGGCAAACCCTAAGATTAGAACTTTATTAAAACCATACATAAAGGAAATAAATTGGAAATCAAAAACAGCACAAGAATTAGTTGATTTTATGGAAGAACGAGTTGACCCTGGGCATTTACCAAAGCTGGGGGAGATAAGAAGCTACATGAGTAAAAATGGTCACTTGATGGAAGAGATCGAACAGGTATTGAAATCAGTAAAAGATTTTATAGTAATGCCTGTTGACTCCATTGATGGGTTCTTAGAAGATTTCAACAAATTTTATTGTAATAAGAGACTTAATACTGTTTTTGAACAAAGGAATGATTTAGATCCTGTGAAGATAGTGGACAGTATCAAAGAGATCCCAAAAGTTAAGGGAGAAAGTCTACCACTTGTTTCACTTGGTAACTGTGATGTACAGAAGGTTATTGAGGAAGAAATAGGTGATATAGAGGTTATACCCAGTAGATTTGACTTTGTTAGAAGGGCAACTCCTTGGGGAGGATATTTACGTGGTCAGTTATTAATGGTCACTGCTCCACCAGGAGTGGGGAAATCTACTTTCATTCTTAATGAAGCAATTAATTTTCTTAAGAGTGGTTATAAAGTTTATTGGATAGCTTTGGGTGATATGATGTCTTTCGACTTCATTACCCGATCAACATCTATTATTAAAGGTTTACCATTCTCTACGGTTGCAAATAATATCAATGAGTATTTTGATGATGAAGTTAGAGAGATTACAAAAAACCTGAGGCTTACTGTATTACCTGCTGATACAGTCAGTATGGCAGAAGTTTCAGAGTTTGTCGAAACGGTAGTTTCAGTAGATGAAAATCCAGATGTAGTAATTTTAGATTATGATGCTAATTTACGGAGTCATAATCCAGACAATATGTTTATTCAAGGTCGGCAAGTTTATAATGCTATGGCTAAGATTACGAGACCTAAGAATTTTAATTATAGGTTAGGGATTATAGCCAGTCAACCTAAGATTCAATTCTGGGGCCTCCCAGAGTTACCAAAGGAGTGTGCCAGTGAATCAAGTGGTAAACAGGCAGTTGTTGACTTTATGATAACCATAGGAAGGGATTATAGGATACGTGGTAAACATGCTGGTATAATGAGTGCTGCAAAGGTAAGACGTGGTAAAGAGGGTGTAAAATCCTATTATATATTGAATGATTATGGACATTTTCAAGAAATAGAACATTCAGAGTATTTATTGTTGAGGACTCATGAAGGATAAAATTTTAAAAGTAGCGGTTGCTAAATTCAAGAAAATACCATCTAACAATGTATTAGTAATGCCAGGAGTACATTACAAAACGGGAAAACCTAAGGGTTATTTATATAAGAATCCAACAATACAGAAATATCAAGATAGTTTAAAGAGACAACTAAAAGTACAATTAGAAAGTTATGAATTACCAAATAAATATTATTCAGTAAGTTTGATATTCTTTTTATATAAAGGATTTGATAAAAGAGATGTGTCTAACATGTTTAAAATTGCTGAGGATGCAGTAAAAGATGTTATTCACAAAGATGATTCAAAATATATTAATATTCATGGGTATAAGAGACTAAGTATAGATAAAAATGAGTATGTTGTTTTATTAATTTCCGATGCTGTGTTGGTAGATATGTCCAATATTGAGGAAATGATAAATTTTAGAGGTTAGGAGAGAGTGTATGAAAAAAGTTGTAGATAAACAGTTTATAAATAAACTCAATAGTCATGAAAAAGATACTTCTATTTTGCTTTTATTCCTTACTACCATGAAAGAAGGGGAAATTTATGTGTCACCAGTTGGTAAAATAACCAAACTTAGTGAAGACACTTTTAAAATTTCTGTAGATCAAGGAGTAATAGAGAAGGGGTTGAGTAAGTTATTCGATGAGTATAAAAACCCTCTTGAAAGACTTTTCTCTTGATAAAGAAGAAGAAATAGTAAGATTATTCCTTTTTGCCAGGGATAGAGCACAAAAATGGTTGAGGTATAATGGGCGTTATTTGTCAAAAGATCTTCCAGAAGAGTTTGCTACTGAAATTGCTCTTGAGTGTGTAGTGACTGCACCTAATAAGTGTAATGAGAATTTAGTATTAGAAAATCATATTAAAATTTTATGTGACCTCAATGCTAAGAAAATAGTAACTACCAAACTACTTTATGAGCTTAATGATCATGTTGTATCAAAACATACTATGGATATAGAAGACAAGCTTGAAGTAGAGGAGATAATTTTAGAAGCTATAAATGGATGTAGTTTAAAATTACAAGTATCTTTATTATATTTTTTCCATTATGGTGATTTGAGACAATTAAATAGGATAGAAAAATACTATACTCCATATGAATTTAGTATATTATGTAATAAGGTAATCAATATGTCTAAGGAATTAAGTGAATATGATTTCAAACTTGATATGTATATTCCATCTACTCCTATAGGAAAAACAATTTTATTATCGATGTTATTGAATAAGTATCCCAGATTAACAAGTCTGTTAATACTTATGAAGGATTTCAAAAAATTTTTTCAGTTTGTAATGATTAATGAGAAGTTACAATTTGAGATCCCATCAGTGATAGATTTAACTGAGGATATTGTTGAAATCTCCAAACTGATTTCCAGGATGGAAAATGGAGAGAACAATTTAAATGATCTCGATATGTTGAAGAATTTTCTTATAGAGTCTGATGAAAATTTTAATGTGTGTGAGAGTTTTAGTGATTTTATTGTAGCAACATTTCAAGAAACTTTAGGTTTATACAGGGAAGCTTCATTAAAAGCAATTAGGCAAATAGAGACATCTGATGATATTTCAAAATTATATGAAACTTTAAACAAACAGATAACTATAGAACATGGCTTATTAAAATCTATAAATGAAATAAATTCCCAGTATATTTCAAGTGTATTAGATAACTTCAGTGGAAGTGAAACACTAAAACATGTATCGTTTTAAAACTTAAATGAGGAGAGGTTTTATGAACATTCAATTTGATGTAAGTAAGATAAAAAAGACATTAGAGCAAGCAAATGATCTTGCCCAGAGTCAAAATTTTGAGGGGAGTGAATTTACCCCCGTGGCATTTTTGCCAAAAGGAACTCATGAGATCAAATTTTTCTTTGATCCCACATCCGAAATCATTAGGTATTTCGTTATGCATAAGGTAGGAAAGTTTAGAACTTTATGCCCAAGATTTGTAAAAGGTGAATTAGTACCTGATGAATGTTTACTCGATTTCTTAGGTAGTGACAAAGGACTTGGAAAGTGGAAAGAGTTAGGTGCCCGAAAGCAGTGTATGATTTATGGTAAATTAGTAGATACTAATAATCCTGGTGAATATTGGCAGAAGGGTAAAGTCTATGCTATCATTGGTTCACAAAGGTTGTGGAAAGCTATGACATCCCTATTAGGTATGGTGGATAAGAATAAGGAAGCTCAAGCTTATATTCTCAATATGTTGACCCCTAATCTTAATGGGCCAGTATGTAAAGTAGATGTTATTCCTGGTTCAGGTGGTGCTATAAATATTAGTAATTTACCTGGTAGCACTGATCCTGTTTTTACTGAGCCTCCTGAATGGTGGAAACCTTTAGGTGAAATTTATGTCTCAGGATCTTTTAATCCAGCAGATTATAAAAATACCGTAAAAGCTGGAATAGCTATGTTTAAGAAAGAGATAGTGGAAAAGGGATTTCATGAATCCAATCCTCTAATTGGTAGATTATTAGAAGAAGTTCTTGATGATGAGAAGAATCAGCCCCCAGAAGGTGGAGATCCTGGTTACAGAGGTAAAGCTGCAAATCAACCAGCACCACAACCAGCACCCATTAATTTGAGTGTATCTTCTTCACAGGCTGATGCTACACCAGCAAAACAAGAAGTTCCTGCTCCTGCACCAGTAGCATCAACTCCAACACCTGCACCAACACCTCAAGTTGCTAATCCAGCAGAACAACCCTCTGCTGAAATAACTTGTGAGAAGTTTGGTCAATTTGATCCAAATCAACCAGGATGTATGGTTTGTAAAAATAATGTTGAGTGTATGAAGGTAGTTATTGATAAGGGAGGTAAGAAGTAAGAATGGTATTAAATTTTGATGGATCATATCTTCTCCATCGATGTAGACATACCATGAAAGAACCTGATTGGAGTAGAATGGCTGAAATGTTCTTGGAGAGGTTCATTTCAGCCTGTTTCTCCTATAAGCCCTCAAAAATTTTTGTTTTATGGGATAAAGAGTCTTCCAGAAGAAGACTTGACTTATACCACGATTATAAAGGTAATAGAGAAGATGACCCAGAGTTTATTAAAGCTTATGATCAAGCTCGTGATATGCTCCATGTTAAGTTATCCTCTATAATGGTTAATTCAATTCTGATCCCTGGATATGAGGCAGATGATTTAGCACAATTGGTTATGTTAAAATACCCAGAAGGGGGTATACACATCTCAGATGACAAGGATTGGTTTTTAAATATAAGTAAAACTTGGAAAGTTTATAGGGCTTTAGCACGAGAAGAGTGGGATTATATTAGGTTATCTGAAGAATTTGATACTGATATGATTTATGAGAAATATTTATATTTTAAAGCATTAATGGGGGACAAGAACGATAATGTTCCTGGAATTGATGGAATAGGCCCTGTTTATGCTAAAAAATATGCTGAAGTATTACTCAATAAAGAAGAACTTGATGATAGTGTTAAAGGTCAATTGGTTAGAAATGGTTATGAAATCCTCCAAAGAAATTTAAGGATCTTTGATGTAAGATGGATTTTATATGATGAAGAGGTTAAAGAAGAGTTTAATAAACAACTTATAACAACAGCTAAAAATGTAGAGTTATTTGACTGGATAAGGTTCTGTAGGACTTTTGAGTCTGAGAATTTATTAGATGCTTGGATAAAGTGGACTGTTGTTATGAAAGGTTTGGTGTAGTTGTGAGTTATTGTGTAACTGAATATATAGATAAAGAAACTGTTGGAGACCAGGAGTTTTGGGACGTTAGATTCGATACAATTGGAGAAGCTGAAATTGTAGCGGAGCATATATATAAAAACAGTCTTTATCATGGAGAACGTGACTATTATGTAATGGTAGAAGAATATGATGAAATCTCAGATGAATTTTTTGAGATAGCTATTTTTACCTGTGATGGTTGGTATTATGATGAAGACATGGTAAACTTTTTTATGGAGTTTTAAAATGGATTTGGATAAAATAAGTGCGTCACAATTGATAGAAAATGACTATATGACATATGGGAGTTATGTCAATACTACCAGGGCTATTACTGGTTTAGATGGTCTTAAAACAGTACAGAGACGAATGTTATTGGCTTTAAGGGACGTTGCGTCAAATGGCTGGTCTTCCTCTGCTGCTGTAGTTGGACGGTGTATTGTTTATCATCCACACTCAGAACAGTATGATACTTTAGTAAAATTGGTCAATAATGGTTTTGCAGTTGGTAAAGGTGGGTTTGGGGGAAGGGGATTAGAGGATATAGATCCCTCACCCATGAGATATACTAAAGTAAAAGCCCATAAGAAGTTTAATGAGACAATCTTTAAATTGGAACCATATGTGCCCCATTTTATAGATCATGATTTGGAAGAGCCTGTTTATCTCCCAGTCCCAGTCCCTTTGGGGCTAACAACAGGATCATCAGGGATTGGTGTTGGTTTGAGAAATGAGATCCCCATTTTTGATATCAAGTCCCTTTTGAATGCTAAAAAGAAAGATGACCCAACATTGCTTAGGGGGCCTGAAGGAACCCTTATAATAGCTGGTGATTTTGAAAGATTGTGGGAACAAGGAATTGGTTGGCTACAATATGGACTGAAATGTTATAAGCAGTGGTCTTCGATTGATGGAAAAGATGTTTCAGTAATTGAGGGATCATTACAAGCTTTTGTTCCTAAAGTATTGAAACAGTTTGGTAAGTTTGTTGAGGATGGGGCTGTTTATTATAGAGACGAGACAAGTTCTCAATTCAAAGTCGTTATAAGTAGAGTTAAGGGGATTAGAAGATTTACCGATGAGGATATTCATAAAAGATGTCAAAAGATTGCTAAGAAAACCTTTTATTATAAAATGTATGTTTCTCAGGATGGTGCTGCTAAACGTATAGGTTTACGAAGTTGGTTAGATCAGATGTGGAGTGCTTTTGAGACTGCTGTTGATAATTATAAAAATGATAAGACTGAGCAAATAGATCACAAGATCTATATTTATAATCTTATTCCAAAAGTAGTGCCCTACTTACAAAAATCTACAGACACAGAGACTATAGCTAAAAATCTCAAAGTAGATAAAAAAGATGTTGCTGAAGTAGAATCAAAATCCCTTAGGTTACAAAGAAATGTAGATTTGGAAGAAATAATTGATGACTTAAAAATTGAGAAGGATAGAGTTAGTAAAATAAATGCTGATTCTATGTGTAAGACCTTCTTAGAAGCTTTGAAGAGTAAGGATTCATAATGGATACATTAAAATGTGAAATAACTGGAAATGTTTGTGGGACTGATACCTGGATTGATGGGCATCCATGCAAGTGTAAAAACTGTCAAGCCTGGTTACAAATGACAAAACATAAGATTGATATTCTCGATAATTCCATTGATCATATTAGAAAAAGACCTGGTATGTATATAAGTGATATTTCCGATGCTCAGACTATATTTAAAGAGCTTATCGATAATGCTGTAGATGAAGTTCTTAATAATTATGGAAATAGGATAAACCTTGAGACTATAAAGCTTCCAAGTAAAAACTATGGATATTTAGTCCAAGATAATTGTGGGGGAATACCCACATACCCAGTCTACAACTATAATAATCAGGTTGTTACTAAGTTACTTATAACCAAATCATTTTCAAGTGGAAAGTTTGATAATGAGAGATATAAATATAGTGCTGGTACTCATGGACTTGGTTTAACTATTGTAAATGCCCTATCCAGTAAACTTATTATATGTTCTCATGATAAGAATAATAAAAGAATATATCGTATTCAAACCAAGGAGGGTAAAGTTGTAGACGAGAGGTGGATTAATTATAAAGTAGATCCTAAAAGCAGTCCTGTCAATTTTACTCAATATAATCTTGGAAAAGGACTCGTGGGGGATGGTGGATCAATAGACACAGTAGAAAATATTTCTTTAACACTTCCCGAAGTCCCTTGGTGGTCTACCTCCGCATATTCAGAACCAGATGAGACTATATTTGAAACAACTAAGGCAAAGATAGTCTCTAAAAATTCATTGGAGTTAATATCCTCTTTGTTAGGCACTAATGTAAGTCTCAATGGGAATCAGGTATCAAAATTTGATCCAAAGTCAGACCTGGAAAAAGAGGTTCTTACAGACCAGTATTACTTTGTGGATGAAACTGTTGGATCTGTAAAAGTGATGATAGCTTTCTCTTGGAGTAAAGGAGATTATGATGAAGTTATAAGGGGGGCAGTAAATACTACTCCATGTCATTTAGGACTTCATGTAAAAGAGGCCAGGTATGCTTTAGGTAAAGCTATAGAGAAAGTAGATGAGAGTATTACGGCTAATGATTGTAGATATGGTCTCAGGATGTTTGTAAGTGCTTTTGTTTCACAACCTATTTTTATTGGGCAAACTAAATATAAGTTATCAGAAGCAAAAGATTGGGACAAAAAAGAAGTTAGTGAATGTCTTATAAAGGCTTTTGATAAAATCTTAGAAGAGAATGAAGAGTTTAAGAGTGCCCTAATTAAAAGACTACTGGCCTGTAAAGAACAGTTTTCTCAATTGAGTGATATACAATATGTCAACTCGATTATTAAAAAGGGAAATGATAAGAGGGTAAAATATGGTGTAGGATCTGAAGTATATGAGTGTACCTCCCCAAAAAGAGAAGAAACAGAACTCTTTATAGTAGAGGGGAAGGGTGCTGCTGGGAACCTTAACAAGAAAAGGAACAGAAAGATTCAGGCAATATTACCCCTCAGAGGAAAGTTGTTAAATGTTCTAAAGTTAGAGGGGGATGTTAGAACAATCTTTGCTAATAATGAGATTGTGGCAATGGTAAAGACTATTGGTATTGGAGTAGCTCCTGATGAAGATCTTAGTCAGTGTAGGTATGGTAAAATTTTCATTTGTACTGATGCAGATAGTGATGGAGCACAGATAGAAGCATTAGTATTGGGGGCTTTTACTTATTTAACTCCTATTTTATTTTCTGTGGGTAAGATCTATATTGTAGAAACTCCTTTGTATAAACAGGGTGGAAAGTTTATATGGGACGAAAAGGATCTCATAAAAGGTAAGAAGTGTGATAGATATAAAGGTCTCGGTTCTATGGATGCAGATGAATTATATGAAGCTGTGTTAGATCCAAAGACAAGACGGATCAAACAAGTTACTCTGGATGATAAGGCGTATGTCATAGATATTATGAGTAAGTCACGAGAAAAGAGAGATATAATGATAAAGAATAAAATTATAGTGGAGGATTTATAATGTTAATACAAAAAGACTCAGAACAAAAGGGGCCTAAAAAAGAAATGAGTGTATTAAAAGAGATGGATACATTCTTTGAATTACATAGTAATCTTCAAAATACTGCAAATGATGTTTTAATTACTGATAAAGATGTTAAAGAAGTAGCAAGTATATTGGAAACATATGAAGAAGAATTAGGAAAATCAACAGTATTTATGTCTTCAGATACAGTTAAGAAACTTAAAAGGATATTGGCTAATTATATTGCTTTGGGTAGCCCTTGTGAAATATATTTAGCTCTTGATGTAGGATTTCAATTTTTAAGAAATCTTAAAAAGTATGGCCCAATTGGTCAACGCATTATTGATGAGATAAATCTAAAATGAGCGATGATTGGGTAAAAGAGGCTAAAAGAATTCATGAAGAATTATTTAGTATTGCTGAATCAATCTTTGGAAAATGTAGAAACTTTACCAAAGAGGAACAGGCTAAAATTGAAGAACACAAGAGTAAGTGTTTTAAGAATAAGGCTAAAACAATAGAGAGGAAACGAATAATTCCTCTTAAGTTAGATGAGAAACATATGCTGGCCTTATGGTTTACGTGTCAGAATAATTAGAGAGGTTATAGAGAAATATGACGTTAGATGATTTTAAAGAATTAACTATCAGTTTTATAGAGGAAAACTGCTATAATTTAATGTTCGGAGAAAAAAATAAAGAGTATGCCAGGGGACAAGATAAACTCCATAATTTTAAGAAAGCTGGTAGACGAAGAGGAAAATCCCCAGAGGAAGCTCTTGCTGGAATGTTGGAAAAACATTTGACTTCTATTGATGATATGGTTCAAGATCTTGAAAAAGAATTTCAGAATGGTAATGATCCAGAGATTAATCTTGATAAATGGAAAGAGAAGTTAAGAGATGCTATCAATTATCACCTTCTTACCTGGGCTTTACTTAATGAAAGAGAATGGAATAGAGTAAAAAGAGATATGGGGGTAGATGATTGAGACAGCTTAATTTTGTAGACTTTACTCTTTGTATGATACTTAATGAAGATGATAGTCAAATATTGTTAGGTAAAAAAGAGAGAGGAGTCGGAAAAGGATATTGGAATGGTTTTGGAGGTCATATTGAGGATGGAGAAACCCTCACAGAAGCAGCTATAAGAGAGGTGTGGGAAGAAACTTCTTTAATAGTATGTGTTAATTATCTCGATTTTATAGGTGTAAACTATTTTGTATTTCCAGAAAGTGAATCTATATTTAGAGTTTATAATTTTAAATATAATCAAAAACAACCCCTTCTTGATTTTCTCCCTCATTGTGAAGATGGGGAATTCTTGGAATTTAAATGGTTTGGAGTAAATGATATTCCTTATGATAGAATGTGGCAGGATGATAAATACTGGTTTCCTTATATGCTAAAAAAAGAATCTTTTGAGGGGTTTTACTTCTTTGATAGTTCCAATAATATGCAGTCATATTATATCAGATCGGGTATAGTGTAAGAGATTTTAGTGAAAAAACTATTTAAAAAGTTAATAAACTGAAATTATCTTTTCGACTATACCCGAACAGGTATAGCTAAGGAGAGAAATATGGTTAGAAAAAGAACTGGTTTGATTAGATTCACGGAACCTCCAAAGGAACCTGAGAAGAAAAAAGAAGAAGAAAATAAAAAATCTGTAAAGGCTAAGAAATCTATCAAACCAAAAAGTAAAAAGACTTCTGTTAAGGAGAAAAAGAAGGAAGAAGAAGTTTATGAGGTGAAATTACCTATCAAGGAACCAATAGAACTACCTAAAATAGATTTTACTAATGTTCCCTGTGTAGAACCTAAAATGCCCACAGTAACTAAAAAGAATGGATTTTGTTTAGGTAATGGTAATTCCAGGATAGGATTAAATCTTAAAGAGCTTAAATATTTTGGTAAATTATATGCTTGTAATGCATATTACAGGGAACCCTTTAGTCCAGAACCAGACCTTTTAATCTCAGTAAATAAATCTATGATAGAAGAAGTAAAGGAAAATTACACTGGTAGATTCGCCTATTTGACCCATAGAGCTACCAGTTGTGAAAAACGAATAGTCATAGATGGAAAACATTATAAGGACTGTCCTGGGTGGGCCTCTGGGCCTATTAGTGCTATGCTGATGTGTGACTTAGAAGACCCTGACAGAGTTTTTCTTATAGGACATGATTTATATAGCAAAACTGGGAAAGTTAATAATATTTATGCTGGGACTAAAAATTATGTAGATCAAAACCATGTACCTATACCACATAAAAATTGGGTTCACCAGTTGAGTGAAGTTTTTGAATATAACCCAGAGGTGAAATTTTATAGAGTAGTAAAAGAACTTGATGAAGTAGAAGAATGGAATAATATTAGGAATATTAAAATTATCACATTTGAAGAAATGTGGAAATTATTAAGAGAGGAAATATAGTGGATACTTGGGGAAAGTCTTATAGAATAAATAAAGAAGATAGTGTGTTTATTTGTTATTTTAATCTGGATTATGCTTTATATAGTAATGAATTTATTCACTTGACATTTGGGGGGAATACTTTAGATATTTTTCCAGTGAATAATTTTATTCCTGGTTATATAGAATATGCTGAAAATAACATACATGCTATGTGTGCATATGTAGGAAAAGATCTTTTTGATATTATTATGGAAGATGTCAGAGTATGGATGAAACTCTGTGAAAACGAAGTAAGAGAACGTTTAGCTGGTGTATTGTAATGTGGATTGTCCAGGATAATTTAATAAGTGAAAGTCAGTACAAGCAATTTATAGAAGCATTACAAAATCTTGGAATTAAATATAAGCCTATTCAAATAATTCCTTTTTCTGATTTTTTACCTGAGGTTAAAGTAGATGATTCAATAGTTATTCCTTATGGATCTACTACTTTTATAAGATTAGCATATGAAGACGGTTGGAAAGGGGTATTTTTTGACCATACTACTTTTAAAAGTAGTGTGTGGATAAAAGAACGAAGGGATATGTTAAATCAAGATGCTAAGATTTTATCTATTAAGGATACTTGTGAATTTTTAAGGAAGGAAGACCCAGAAGAGATGTGGTTTGTTAGGCCAGATGATGATTTTAAATATTTCCCAGGATCGGTTGTAAGCAGTAGGGAATTTATAGATTGGGTAGATCCTAAAATGGATGAAAGATGTATAATACCTTTTGAGATAGATGTTGAAAAAATTATATCTATTGCTCCTGCTAAAAATATTCAATATGAGTGGAGATATTTTATAGTTGGTGGTAAAATTGTAGATGGAAGTGTTTATAGGATAGGTGGTCAACTTCATCAAGTTCATGAGGATGATAAAGAAGTAAATAAGAGAGCACAAGAATTAGCTGATATATGGCTACCTCATGAAAATGTAGTAATGGATTTAGCATTAGTAAATGATGAACTTAAAGTAACAGAATTCAATTGCCTAAATGCAAGTGGATATTATAAAAATGATATAGCAAAAATAATAAAGGCTGTTGATGATTATATGAGGAATAAATATGGAATGGAAAATAATTGAAGGTTATTCAAAATGTAATGAGGGGGATGTTTGTATCAATGAGGAAGCTACTTGTGAACATTGTGGAAAATTAGCACCTTTTACCCCAATTTTTTGTAATGGTTGTACATATTACTGTTATTGGTGTACAATCACTGAAGAAACTATACCTGATGAATTGTGGGAAGAGATTCAGACAATAAGTCTTGGAAAACAATTGGCATATTATAAAAATAAAGTTACAGAAACAGAGGAAAAACTGAAGTGTATGTTAATGAAACAGATGAAGAAATTGAAAGATTAAATGGTTTATGTGATGACCCAGATCCTAAAATTGCATTATTAGCTATGTATATTGTAAAGATAATTAATGCTTGTGATCGGGAAGAAGAATATAAATGTGAGATGGGAGAAAGAGGATAATTACTAATGGAAAGTAGACATTTTTACTATAGTAAACTCTATAGTTATTATTTAAATCTTTATAGAGATAACATTATTAAAGGGAAAGAAGATGAAATAGAAGCTCGTCTTAATGAAATGGAAAAAGCGGATACTTATCAATTAAGGGAATTATATATACAGATGCTTCATTCTAAAGAAAATGGTAGACCCTTTGATATGGAACGTGATGGTGTTTCATTAGATGAATTTTTAGAGGAAGATTATGATTATTAAAGAAGCAAATTATGTTGAGACTTTTACAATCGGGGATGCATGGAGAGATGTAATGTGGTTGTGTGTCCTAAAGGGGTATGACTTTGTTGTAAAAGGTGGATCTTACGTTGGTCAAATTAGAAAACAGTTGCCAAATGTTCATATTAAAATTAAGACACCCTGGGTTAGACCCCTGGCTCCATATACTCCCCCACCTTACCCTCCTCCAACAAGTGATAATAAGATAGAGAAATATTTCTTAGAATATATTATAAATGATGAGATACATGGAAAAGAAGATTACACGTATGGATCTTTTATTCGACCCCAATTATTAAAGGTAATTGATTTACTTATAGCATCAAAGGGTAATACAAATCAAGCTTGTATATCTGTAGGAAATAGGGGATCTATATTTTTAAAAGATCCTCCATGCCTTAGAACAATTACATTTAAAGTAGTTGAAGGTCAATTAAATATGTCAGTTTTCTTCAGATCATGGGATCTCTATGCTGGTCTCCCAGAAAATTTAGGTGGTCTTCAGATGTTAAAAGAATATATACTTTCACATATTGAAGATGATCTTGATGTGACAGATGGAGCTTTAATTGCTTATTCAGATGGATTACATATTTATGATCAATATTTTGACTTGGCAAATGCCTTAAATGTTGATAAAATAGAGGTAAGTCCAGGGGTTTTAAAAGATAAAGAGGAATTTAATAAAACATTATAGGAGAAATAAAATGGAACATGAGTTAGCTCTTGATTTAGGTATAGATTTAAATGAAGTTAGATTAATACAAGTATTTCGTAATGGTCTATTAATGGTTGAAAGTGCAGGATCAGAAGATGCAGATTATTTTATAGAAGGATCTATTATTTTCTTTAGAGGCTATATGAGTGCAGGGGAATATGTTACAATTATGCTATTCAATAAAGATGGAAGTATTAGGAAAAGAGTATATAAAACGGAAGAAAGAATTGTCCCTGTAAATTTTGAGGATATAAAATATTTATGAGACGGGTATTAAGAATAAAACACTTTTTAGGATCTACGATAGAGGATATAGATAATCAGGTAGGCAGATTTCTTAGTCATGAGAATATCTGTATAGGTAACTATAAGGAATATCAATTACACAGTAATGGATCTGTCTATCAGGCAGTCTTAGTCTATGCAGAAGTAGTTAATACCAATAGTAATTGGGTAGACCAAATAAGCAGTCAAATGTCAGAAAGGGTGATAAAAAAATGAACTATAAAATATTGGGTATAACATTGTTAATAATTTTGATGTCAGTTTTTATTCTTGGAACTGGATACTGTAATGCCCCAGTAATTACTCCTCCACCTGAACCATATGTAAAATTTGAGTTACAAGATTGTAAAAAGTTTATGGAGAAGGAGCTTGAAAAACGTAAAGGAATTGCAGATAGATATTATAACACTTTAAAAATTCCTAACTATGAGAGAGCCTTATCTTATCTCATGGGTATTACGGATGCAGAAAAAGAACAATTTATGAATGGATTTATTAAAAAACTATATGGTAATCCTGTTATAAATTATGCCTTAGCAAGACATTCTTTTTTGATTGTTGAAAATGGAGATCTGGTTTTATCTCTTGTATATAGTGTCCAGTATGGAGATATCTTGGTAACTCAAGAAACACTTACATTTGATCTTAGTAAAGAGATAGGTATTCATGGTATATATGTTAAGGCACGACCATTACACCAATATTGAAAGGATAGAGAATTATGAAGAAAAGCAACATTAGGTATAAAATTTTTGAGGATCATAGACAACCTATGGCACCTGTGGAAGAGGGAATTCTCAACCAATACAAACTTAGGTCAAGTAAGGGGAGTGGAACCAAAGGTAAGCCTGGGATTTGGAAATCTATAGTTGGAGATCTTACATATTA